GTTCAGGCTTGTTTCGAAGATCAGCGACAGCCTCCATGTATTCTGAGCCTTGGCGCATTTTTTTCATTTGTGCTTTCCTTTCTGATAATCTGTGTTGACGACATCGTCAGGTATTGACGAATCATTGACGAACCAAGAGACCGCAACGAGTGCGACGATAAAACCGATGCATAAAATCATGCTTCTCCTTTTGGTGGGCTGAAGGTTTCTGAACAGGCACTTCCGTGGTTTGCACCACCGCAAGCGCATTCGCAGTTGTGACCTCTGGCTCTTCGACAGCGGTCATCACACTTGTGAAGACTAGGATATTTGGCGTATGAAATTGCTCGGCAAAATTGACGCAAGACTGGATCTCTAGGCTTGTAGACTGCAAACCATCCTGAGACGGATGGCTCAAGACCAACAAGGTCTTCAGGAGTAAATCCCCAATCTACAAAATTTGAGCGGTGAATTACGGCGCAAGATTGCGCTGGCATTTCTTCGCCATTCTTGTTAAAAAATTTGGTCGTCCGATTTTTTACTTTGCGGTGGATGTTGTTTGGGTTGCACATAGTTAGATCGTAATAGGTATCGGCAAGTATGTCAAGGGTACTTCAGTGTGGATATAAGTTTTTTTTATTTGTCTAAAAAATGTGTTGACGGATCGCCATAAATGTCGTTATCGTGTGCAAGAGAGGTACCCGTGATCCAGTTACAACTACCATTTCCACCCACAGAATTGTCCCCAAACAAGCGTTTACACTGGGCTGCGCTGGCAAAAGCAAAGGCTAATTATCGCACGAAATGCCACCTTTTGACAAGAGATCAGCATCCAGAAAAGGCGAAATTCGGTCAGGATTTTGACCTGACAATGGTCTTTGTGCCGCCCGACCGCAGACAATATGACCGTGACAACCTGATCGCCCGAATGAAGTCGGGGCTGGATGGCATGTGCGATGCGCTGGGGATCAATGACAATCAGTTTATGTCAGTCACCGCAAGGTTGTCGAAAGACAGTCTCGGTGGCTTTGTTCAGGTTTCTATTCACCCTAACTTTGGAGAAAATTATGACGACTAAGATTTATGATTTATGTGCGAAAATTGGCAAGTACACAGGTGCCGATGGCAAGGAAAAAGGTCGCTGGCAGAATGTCGGAGCAGTCATGCAGAATGACGATGGCGGCAAGTTCATCATGCTTGCGCGTTGGTTCAACCCCGCAGGTGTTCCTGACCTAACTGGCAAGGGTGGCGAGTCAATTCTGCTGTCTATGTTCCCGCCGAAGGATGGCGAAATGCCAGCCCGACAAATCAACGAGGATGCACCTGCCTATGTCCCTCGTCAAGAAGATCAAGAGCAGATCACTCGCCAACTGGCAAGCGTTGTTGTCAAGGCACCTACACCAGCGCCAAAGAAGATTGCACCAGTTGCCGTTAAGCCTGAAGAGGACTTGCCGTTCTAATGAACCACGCAAACCTCCCATTTCATTTGTATGTCCGTGTGCCCAACTGGGTTATCACTGACGGCAAGGTCAAAGATGGCTTTACAAGAGGCATTTGGTGGGGGGTTTATACTCGTTTGGGTCAGCATGTCATGACCAACATCCTGCTAGAAACTGGCGCAAATTGGACTGGAGTCGCAGTCAAAGATGTTTGTCTTGATGAGGACTGTCCGCTGCCTGTTGATTCAGATGCACCGCTATTTCCTTGGACTGCAATGGGCAGTGATGTTTATGCATTCCACGCGAATTATCTTGAGGGTCTGATGGTCACTGATGTCCGCAAGAATTTGGTTTTGGGGCGGCATACTGGCATCGTGATTGACTGGAGTGATGGGTTTAGTATGTATCCAGCCGAACACAAGCCGTTGAATCTAATCGCCTGTAATCGGCATAACGGGTTCGCATTGCTGCCCAACAATTTTTGCCAGTTCCAAGACAAGCACTTTGTTGTCAAGGGCGAACACACCGTACTGAAAAATTACAAACGGCAATCTGAAGTCTATTGGGAATGACCTCCCAGGGCAGGTGCGTTGCCGAGCCAGAGCGCACTTGCCCTTTTTGAATAAAGGATTCGTATGAATAAAAGTCCGTGGATCAAACTTTGGGTGTCCGACATCGTCGCATCGTGTAGCGATATGTCGGCTGAAACTTTTGGCATTCACATGAGGATGATCCTCTATTCTTGGGACCGTGGATACTGCCCAAGTGACACCAAGAAACTCAAATCCATTACAAATTTTAAACATTTCCGTTCGCTTTCTGAAGCAGTTGCTCGATGGAAAGCAGTCAGGATTCCTTCTGTTTCTGAGGTTGTCCTCATTCACCAAAGGGTCGAGGAGGAGAGACAGAAAATGCTAGAATCATCGCAGAAAATGACTGAAAGATCGCAGAAGGCAAACGAAGTCAGGTGGAAAAAGCCGATCCTCGTTGGATCCCACGGTGGGATCCTTAATTCATCCTTAGAGGATCCCATGCTAGATGCTATTGCTATTACCAGAAGTAATTCAATTACTGTAAATACAATTCAAAGGGAATTGCTCTCTCCAATTGCGGAGAGCGAAAAATCTCTAAAAAAACAACCAACAAAATCCGACCACATTTCTTGGTCAGTTGAAACCAGTTGGGTTGGCATCAACGACATCGACCGAGCAGGTTGGCATGTCGCATTCCCAGCCGTCAACATCGAACAGGAGTTGCAAAAGATGACCGAGTGGTTGATTAGCAACCCAACGCAAGCCCGTAAACGGCTCTGGAGGCGTTTCTTGACCAATTGGCTATCACGGAGTCAGGAACGAGGAGGAACGCGTCAGAATGTCTCTACGGCGTTTCCTAGGAATTTGGAATCTAACTTTTAAGAAAGGCACATATGCAAGACGAAAGAACTTGGGAGCATAATGAGATAAGAATCCGCCAAATGTGGAGTCGAGCCGACTGGGGAGATGAAAACAACGAGTTGCGGAAGATGTTCAAGAAGCAACTCCGTGGACTCAATCAGGTGTACTTGTATGACGCAATCGACGATCACAAGATGTCTAGCGCGTCTTGGACTCCTGAAATCTCACAGATCATTAAAGCCTACGGCAAGATCGAGGAGGCAAGACGGTTTCGACCTTCAGGTCCAACACCTGCCAGCGCAAAGTGGTGGGTTGACTTTGAGCGACCATCCAAACACACAGGGTTGCCCTACAAGTTCTCGACCGACTGCCCCGACCGAACCACAGCCGAGTCCTATGCCAAGCAAGTTGGTGGTCGAGTTCGCAACCATTCGCAGGAAGATCCAGCCCAAGACGATGGACTACTCAACCTCATCCTGTCAACGCCAAGGGAAATTGTCAGGTCAGTCGTCAACGCACTTCGAGCAGAAAGGTACATCGTCAGTCCACTTCCATCAAATATATCCGAGTGGAATCAAGCCGCAATTGGAATGGTTGCACACAGAATTCAGGTGGCGAAATGAACACCCAAGAATTTAAAGAATATAAAAACGAGTTGGGGCAAACTTTGCAAGATCTACAAACAAACTTGTGGCATTATCGAGATGTCAAAAACAAGTCTTGGGCTGATTATTGGCGCAACAAGTCACTCGAAAGATTGCTCATCGCAAGGCTTGCAGATCTTGATTCAGCACAAGCAGAAATTGCCATCGTTGAGATGCAAATTGAAATGAGGAACTACAAGAATGGACTATGAGAACCCAATCAAACTTCGTCACGATCCTCTCATTTGGCTCGAAGTCGAGCGAGATTTTAATCACGATCAGCGCATCGTCGGAGGATGCAATCTTGCCATCAACGAAATTAAATCGCTTCGATCATCGATCAGAGAACTGCAAAACAACACCAAGCCAACCAAAGAAACCCTGCTCGAATACATCGACGCATTTCGTCGCGCTGGCACATCAATTCTGATCACATCCAACTTGAATCACGAACAGATGATGATCGCTCGAAGCGAACTCAACAAACTGATCAAAAGGAAACTGTGAACATCACACTCGAACCATATGAAATCATCATGGGCGCAATGGTCGGCGTTCGTCGCCGTGTTTCATCCATCGCCAAGAAACTTGACCGTGGAAGCACACAAGGCGATCCCTGGGGCATCGATGTCGAAGGCGCACTAGCCGAAGTCGCAGTTGCCAAAGCACTGGGAATCTATTTCTCAGGATCCGTGGACACATACAAGTCGCCAGACCTCGCTGGCATTCAAGTCAGGTGGACTCCACTCGATCAAGGCAGGTTGATTGTTCGAGACAATGACAATGACAACGAAAATTACATTCTTGTGACTGGCACCTGCCCCAACTACAAAATTAGCGGATGGATCGAAGGATTTAATGCCAAGGATTCCCAATACATTTCTGCACCAAACGGGCGAAGCGCAGCCTACTTTGTTCCACAAGAAAACCTAAAGCCAATGAGGATCTACACCAAATGAGATATCTATCCGTTTGTTCGGGCATCGAAGCCGCATCGGTTGCTTGGCATCCACTCGGCTGGACACCAATTGGCTTTTCAGAAATCGAACCGTTTCCTTCAGCAGTTCTCGCACACCACTATCCAAAGGTAAAAAACTATGGCGACATGTCAAAATTCAGAGATTGGTCTATTCGGTCAGGAGATATTGATCTCCTCGTTGGAGGAACTCCCTGCCAATCCTTCTCAATCGCAGGACTCCGACAAGGACTCAAAGACCCACGCGGAAACCTTATGCTCACATTTCTCGCAATTGCTGAACATCTCAAACCCAAGTGGATCGTTTGGGAAAATGTCCCTGGAGTCCTGTCCTCCAACGGAGGAAAAGATTTTGGTTCCTTCCTCGGAGGGTTGGGGGAACTGGGGTATGGGTTCGCCTACAGAATTCTTGACGCTCAATGGTGCAGAACACACGGGCATCCACGAGCCGTGCCGCAACGCAGACGGCGTGTCTTCGTTGTCGGATGTGCTGGAGATCACATCGGTCCCGCAAAGGTTTTATTTGAGCAAGAAAGCATGCTCAGGTATTCTGCGACGCGCAGCTCGTCGAGGCAAGGAACTTCCGCCGATGTTGCTAGCTGCCTTAGAAGCGGTGGCGATGGTGGAGTCCCAAGTAGTCGAGGAGAACACCTGACATTTTCTGCGCCAATTGCCAGCACCTTGAACGCATCATTTGCAGACAAGCAAGGGCTTGAAGATCAACATGCGCTGAACGGTGCACCGTGCTTTGTGATCGATGTTCCAGTTAAACAACCAACTTGGTGGGACGGAGAAAAAACGGCAAACACTTTGACAAAATCAAATTCCAATGGAACGCAACGGATGCCTGATAAAGATAATTTTGGCGCATTATTGCAACCCATTTATTGCGGAAGCAATCCAAATGCTTCGGACACGGTCACATCGAAGTGGCAAAAGCAAAGTGGCGGTCCAGCTGGAAGTGAATGCGGTTTGTTTGTGTTGCAACCAATCACCGCAATCCTGTTTGAAAACCATCCCAATGACAGCCGAATCACCGGTCCGCACGATGTTGCGCCGAGTTGCGTTTCTCGATACGGGACCGGCGGAGGAAATGTGCCACTTGTCATCCCAATTCAAGACTCAAGAGTGATCGAGAAAAACCAAAATGGAATCGGCGTTGGAAACGAAACATCTCCTGCTTACACCATCGATCAAACTGGCGCACAGGCAGTTGCAATTCAAGGAACGGTGATTGGTCGGCAAGATCACAACGGACCTGGCGGTTCGGGATGCTCTGATACTGGTGAAATGTATACGCTGACTAGCCAAGATACGCATGCCGTGGCAATTGTCGGTCAAGTCGATTGGCGCACAACGAATAATGATGCAGGTCAAGTATCGCAAACTTTAAAAACTGATTTGGCGCACCAAAGCGGACCGTGTTTGGCAGTTGCGCCAACGATGCAAGTTCGCCGCCTGACTCCAACAGAATGCGAACGGCTGCAAGGATTCCCCGATGGTTGGACGGCGATCCCTTGGAAGAAAAAGAACGCAGAGGACTGTCCCGATGGACCTCGATATAAAGCCTTGGGAAATTCGATGGCAGTCAATTGCATGGAATGGCTTGGAGAACGAATCCAAAAATTTGATCAATCCTCCCTATGTCAATTGCCGTGAAGAGAAACGGGTCTCGAAGCAACATTTTCCAAATCGACGCGCAGGTGCTGGGCAAAGTCCCAAAAGCCCAGTCAGCGCAGATCGATTCCGAAGCGTTCTAAATTTGGACTGACGGTAGGACTTCCGAAGCAAAAGAACGCTCCACAGTCGATCCTGCGAGGCACGATTGCCAGCGTGAGCAATGAGAGCAGGAATAAAAAAAGCCCCTTTCGGGGCAGGAATCATTGTGGCGCAGACACCACATACAACCCCATATTTTTCTTCAGGATTGTTCGTGGCGTGAACTTGGTGCAACATAGACTTGATTCCATTCGCTACCGATGTTAAACAAACCAAGACTTCTTTGGTCGTTAAACAGACCAAGACTTATTTGCATCCTTTCGTCCAAGACGACTTCGTAAAAACCACCCCCCACAGGATGAATACCACTGTCGTATCGTGCAGGATGGTTCTCGACTTGTTCCGCCGTGAGATTAAGTCCGTGCGTAGTCACAAGATTTCTCCAACCCTTTGGCATTTTTCTTACTGCCACATCAACCATCCTCAACACTAACGCATACTTGTGCGAATAGATTGCGAGGATTTCATTAGAATCGTTTGTCGTAGTCTTTGTCATTTGTAATTTCTTTCTTGGTTTAAGACTGAATGAATACAGTCGAGTTGTTGAGTTCGGCGACCACATCGCAGTTGGAATAATTTTCGAGTTCGTCGGTGTCGGAATTCTCGACCTCGACATACTCGCAACAGATAGCGATGACATCGAGTTCGATTTCTGAACCCTCGTCAGCGGGGACATCTCCCTCTGCCTCTGTGATGTAATTGAAGATGGCTACGAGAGCCTCACGGGAGAATTGATCTGCTCTCGATGAGTTGCGGAATTCGTCCAGGAAAATTTGTTCGGTCACGGTGATTTTCATTTGATGCCTTTCTTTGTGTGTCGAAATTTCTGCGGAGTTGCAGACTCTTCCCCCCTGCCAAAGGGAGTCGAGTGCGGAACTACACGATTGATTCAGTCGTTGGTGCGAGTGCCATTCCCCCTGCGCCATAATGCGCCATCTCGATAGCAAGCGTTCAATTCCAATTCGATCACGATGATGTCGTCGGCGAATTCCATCCACCAATCTCGTCTGATGCTGTAATAGGTTGCGTGTTCTCTCAATCCGTGAATGAGAGCCTTTCTCGCTTGCGCTTCGGTTCGACCGTATGCAGAGAATGAGAAATTTGGCGATTCAAGTTGCGCGTTAAATATGTTCATTTGAACTCCTTGTAGAGAAATCGTCCGAGTAGGACAGTTGCATTGTTTTCTTCCTTCCAACCCATTGAAGCCCAATCGCCAAATTCATCGATGAAGTCTGAAACCCGATCTTGCACGGTGATGTCGATGCAGTCCACATCTTCAAAAAATTCTTCTGTGGACATTTGTTGCGAGAGAATCGAATGAGCAAAGCCCATCCATTTTTCTTCAATGACTGCTCTGTCAAACTCTCGTTGTCGTGCGACGATGCGCGTGGAATTATTGTGTTGCTTTTTCATATGTGTTGCCTTTCTTTGTTCAGTCTTCAATTGCGGTTTCAACGAATGTTGCAACAAACTTGCACAGAATTGTTGCTCGTTCTTTGACGTTGTAACGCTTCCAAATCTCTGCGTATGAGAGACCAATCCCCTGATCCAATGATATTTGGCAAATCAATGGTTTGTGAAAATTGTCAGCGACGAAATAGTCCATCGTGCCACCATCAATGAATCCCAACGACTCCATCACAGGAAAAAGCGCAGAATCCATATCTGCATTCCTTGCTGATGCTTTGATGGTCTCAATGAGATTCTGTGATGCCACCTCATACGATCCATCGTCAGTATCGACGATGAGCATTCTGTTATTGTGCAAATCTGTTTCCAACACGATCATCATTTCGTTCACCGCTTCGACAATTGTTGAACCTTGATTCTTGGCGATTTGCTTTGCGACCTGAAGTACGGTTTTCTTTACTTTCGACATTGCGTTTTCTTTCTGCCTTTCGGCGGGTGTCCAAATTTCTGCGGAGTGCAGATGTGAGAAGTCTACAAGGTAATCGACTGTATGCAAGAGTATTCTTTGGTATTTATCAAGATTTATCGGAAATGCCTATTTTTATAGATATTATTTTTTGCTATTGACATCGATTTTGGGGTGATTAAAGTGATGGAATGACAGTAATTGGAATGAATGAGAATGGATATCGAATCGGAATGTCTCATCAAAATTGCACTATTTCACAGGAAATCGTGGACAAAATGAGAGATATGCACGAGGATGAAATGGTTGGATATCGAAGGCTTTCTGCGATATTTGGCATCAGAAGGTCAACTGTTCAGAAGATTTGCAAGTACTACATTCGAGCGCAAACACCGAGTAAATGGAGGAGAATCAATGGCTAGAGTGACAAGACCGTCGAAGGAAAATGCGCCAAAAAGTGCAGGAAGACCGACGAAATACAATGCGAAAATTGCCGATGAGATTTGCGAAAGACTCGCATTAGGGCAGTCTTTACGAGAGATTTGCAGAGATCCAAAAATGGTCGGAATGGCGACTGTGATGAGATGGATAAGAGAAGATCGTGAAGATTTCGACATCAAGTACACACGGGCGAGGGAATTACAGGCTCATACTTGGGTCGATCAAATGAAGGATTTGGCAACATCATTGCCCGAAAAAAATCCATTGACAGGATCGTATGACAGCGCAAGCGTGAACCACATTCGTAATCAAGTGATGACCCTGCAATGGCTAGCAATGAAGTTAAATTCCAAGCGATACGGCGATCAGGCTCGACTCTCACACGATGTTGCAGGTGGATTAAATCTGCGCGTAATCACGGGCGTTCCTGATGCCAGCGACGAAGCAAACTGACATCGAGATAAAGTATTCGCCTCGCCCTTGGCAGAAGAAATGTCATAGGAAATTGAAGCGATTCACTGTGCTTGCACTACATCGTCGTGCAGGAAAAACAGAACTTGCGTTGATGCAACTGATTAATTCCGCATTGAAATTCGATAAGGATCAAGGCTTCTTTTGCTATGTCGCACCGTTCTTGTCGCAGAGCAAATCGATTGCTTGGGCGAGGTTGAAATTAAAACTTGAACCGCTTCGATTGCTCGATGCGATCATCATCAATGAATCAGAATTGTCCATCAAATTCAAGCACAATTTGAGCGTAATTCGACTATTCGGTGCTGACAATCCTAATGCGATGCGAGGCTTGCGGATAGACGGCGTAGTCATTGATGAGGTAGCGCAATGCAAGCCTGAAATTTGGAGCGATGTATTGCAACCTGCAACATCGGATCGACACGGTTGGGCAGTATTCATTGGAACGCCAAATGGTGTGAATCTATTCAGTGAACTATTCCAAAAATCTTTGACGCTGGACGATTGGTACGGGGCAAAATATACAGTTTATGACACGAATTCTCTTGATTCCAAGGAAGTGGATCGATTGAAAAGGGATATGTCCGAGGTCGCATTTGCAAGAGAATATCTGTGCGATTTCGATGCAAGCGCAGAGGATCAATTGATCAGTTTGTCCGATGCAATTACGGCATCACGGCGTGAATATGTGGACAAAGATATTGAGTCTGCGCCAAGGATTCTCGGCGTTGATCCTGCACGATTCGGCGATGATCGAAGCGTCATTTGCAAGCGTCAAGGTCTCGTCTGCTTCGAGCCTCTCATCTACCGTGGCATCGACAATATGGACTTAGCAGGTCGAGTCGCAAGCGTCATCGAATCGTGGCAACCTGACGCTGTGTTCGTGGATGCAGGTGCGGGGTCAGGTGTCATCGACCGACTGCGCCAACTCGATTACGATCCCATCGAAGTCCCATTTGGTGGGAAGGCGGTGATGGACAAACAATTTGCGAATCGGCGCATGGAAATGTGGTGGCTCATGCGTGAATGGATCGAAGGGGGGGGTGCCATCCCCGATTGCGCGAACTTGAAGCAGGAACTCGCCACACCTATTTTTTGGTATGACGCCAGTG